ATTCCTCCTTTCGGCAGGTTTTAGAAGACTAATTATTTTTTTTGTTACGTCCTCTGTTTTATGGAGGGTTTTATCCACCCCATCGATTTCGACAATCAGAGAGTACCCTGATTTGCCAAGTGTAGCCTTATATAGGCGTGTACAATCTCGCATTAATTTTGCATAGCGAGCTGTGCCCTGTTTAGCTTTCTCCTTTATTATAGTCTGGTATGGAGCCATTTGAAGATAAACTTTCTGTGATTGTATAGTATGCACTATCTGACCCTCCGTGAAGTTCCTCAAGTTTCCATGACGGACATTGCTAGAATCTATTCCCTTGGGGCTAGATATTAAGAGACAGGTAATTAAAAGTAGTTTATGAATCATATTAAAAAAAATGCTAGGGTCGCGTTATTGGGAGAAAATTATTTCCCTCCCATGAATAATTCACACATCTCTAACGCAAGAGGTGTGGGGCTGGAACGAGTTATGAGGGCTATTCTCTTACATCAACCAGCCGTTATTTATATATGCCCCACCAAAGGGGTGAATATTAACTTGCTTCCTTTGATTATGTTGAACGAGATACCATTTCGACTGGTTTTTCCTTCAAAATCTTTTTTCACTACCCTTAATGAAGATGAGAAATGTATTTTAGATATGGCTTGTAGCCATGCAGATAAAGTTATTATCCTATCGGAACATAAATGTGACCCTCTAAGATGGTCCCAGGATTGGTTTACTGCGAGCAAGAAAGTTGTGGAGAATTCTGATTGGGTGTTAATAGCTTCCAATACCGAAGACATCACAGAAAGTTTCTCAAGCTTGCTTGCCAAATTTGAAGGGAATCCTAAGCCTGTTCTGGCAGTTGACTTTGGGCGGGAAGCTCAATATCAATAAGCTTAGACCCGTGCTTCTGGATGAACGCCTTTCGATTCACATCCCAATCCTCGTTCAACGCACCATCACCTTGTGAGTAGTGTAGGATAGGGATAGGAATTACTTTATTTTTTCGTCCTTTAGCTTGAGCTTGGTACGTGTAATAGATATCATAAAAATCCCATTTACCAACAAAGTCTTCAGGCATCTTAGTACTAATGTTGTGGAGGGTAGCTCCTGTCGTTACTAAAAATAGACCGTCTAATACCTCTACTTCCCCGAACCCTCCGTAATAAGTAGGAAAGCAACTATCTGTGCTGGAGCCATGAAACACCATACCTTGTAGAAACGAGTCTGGATGTGGATACTCACGCCCGAGACCGTGCCACCAACAGGCAGTCTTATTCAGCCTTTTAGGTCCAGCGATTCCTAAGAACCCAGTTTTATCTGTCATGTTGTCATCAATAACTTTATTAAAGATTTCAGTAGAAGCTAAAACTTCAATATCATCATGGCACATGATAACTTTATCTTTTGCCATTAAATCATATTTTTTAATTGCATAAGTATATGCGTCAAAAATAGAATCTTTTATGATATAATAAACTTCCCACCCTGCCTTTTCTAAAAAGGTTTTAATGGGTCTGTCCTTCTCTTCACGAGTAGGGATAAATGCAACTTTCCTCATGCTATATAATAGTGCTAATATATGAATCCTGACGAGCTAAAATCCGAAATTCAAAAGTGTCGTGAAGACGCCTCGTATTTTATTAAAAACTACGTATACATCACTCATCCCGTGCGCGGGCGCGTGAAGTTCGACCTGTACAGATTTCAGGAAAGGATTATTAATGAGTTCGGGCAACACCGTTTTAACCTCATGAGAAAGTTCCGTCAGGCTGGAGCTACCACCATCTGTGCAGCTTACGCACTTTGGTATATTATCTTTAACCAAGACAAGAACGTTATGGTTGTTTCTATTGGTGACCGGGAGTCTAGAGACTTCTTGGACCGGGCTGTTAGCATGTACGATGATTTGCCTGCATGGCTAAAGCCTCAAGAAGTTGAAAGGAACAAGCACGTTATCAAACTTTCTACTGGAAGTAAGATTAAGTCTCAACCTGCGGGCGCAGGTCGCGGAGAATCAGTCTCTTTACTGATTGTTGACGAAGCAGCGTTCATTGATAAGATGACAGAGTTCTGGATGGCAATCTATCCTACCATTTCAACAGGTGGTTCCGCATTTATCCTTTCTACCGTAAACGGCATGGCAAACCTGTACTATGAGTTATACCATGATGCGGAGTTAGGGAAAAACAATTTCCATACCATCAACATTCATTGGAGAGAGCATCCTGAGTACACAGAGGAATGGGCTGAGGAGACTAGAAGTAACGTGGGAGAGCGAGCCTGGTTGCAAGAGTACGAAGGAGAGTTCTTGGGAACAGGTGAAACCTTTATTGACGGGGGTACCCTTCAAAAGGTTAAAGTGCAAACTTCGGAAGACTTCTATAAAAAGCACTACAATATGATGAGAGTGTGGGAAGAACCACAGCCGTACCACACTTACTTAATAGCAGCGGACTCCTCATTTGGACGAGACCGTGATTACTCAGCTTTCCATATCATCAACCTTTATAACGGTACGCAGGTAGCTGAGTTTTACAGTAATCGTATAGGTCTAAACGACTTCGCTAAAGTTATTGCCGAAGAAGGGCTTAAGTATAACATGGCTTATGTGTGCCCTGAAAGAAATGGGTTGGGTCTTGCCCTTATCGAACAACTGTTTGAGGTTCACGAATACGAAAATATGTGGACAGACCATAAAGGAGAGATGGGATATCTTGTGAACAACAAGAACAGAGACCAAATTTTAAATAATTTACAAGAAAATTTGAAAACTTCTAAAATAAAAGTTAATTCAGAGAGAAGTTTTAAAGAGCTAACTACTTTTATAATAAGTAAGACTGGTAAAATCCAAGCAGAAGATGGGTTTGCCGATGATTTGGTTATGAGTATGGCTATTGGTGCTACCGTAATGGGTGACATCGTCTCGAAAAGCCCCATCTCAATTACAAAAGGAGAAATGGTGGAGCCTGGAACAAAAGATTTAGGTTCTGCCGGGTTCTCAAGGGGTACATATAATAAGGACCAAGAACTACAAGACTATAGAAAATGGATTTAAACGATAACAACAACAAAGACGAGCCTCTAGACGAGAATCTAGAGGAGAATGCCGGTTATACCGCGTTCCCTGGCTCCAACACATTCGGGACGGGTAACCCCCTCTCCGGCAGATTCGCCGCATTTTTTAAATCTTTTTTTACTACAAAAAGAAAACCGGGTAGACCTCCTACCCAAGACCCTTACCGGGGTGATGTAGTAAAGAACGCTGATGGAGAGCCTGACGGAGGAGCCATTCAAGGTTCTGTTAATGTTGTAAAAGGGGCTACCTCTCTCCCTCAAGTAGAATACGAACGCCGGCGTAGGTACCAAGATTATGAAAAGATGGATGAGTACCCTGAGATTGGCGCTGCATTAGACATCTACGCAGACGATGCTACTCAAACCCACCTAGATGGAGAGATGTTGCAGGTTGAGACTGAAGACCCTCAAGTTAAGGAAGCTGTCGATGAATTTGTCGCAGAGACTGATTTAGACAAATACCTTTGGGATATTATTCGTAATACCTGTAAGTATGGTGACTGTTTCGTAGAGAACATCGTAGACATGAATAACCCAGATGCTGGTATTCAACGCCTAAAGATTCTAAACCCTGTATTTATTTTCCGTCGTGAAGATAGGTTTGGATACCTTAAAGGGTTTATCCAGGAAGTTCCTCAAAGTACTGCGGCAGCCCAACAATACGGACAAGGAGCAAAACTTGACAAGAAAAACACCATTCAACTTGATAGAAACCAGATAGTCCATTTTAGACTTCATACTTCGGATTCTAACTATTATCCTTATGGTAAGTCTATTTGCGCTCCTGGTGTACGTTCGTGGAAATCACTACGCATGATGGAAGATGCGATGCTTATCTACCGCTTACACAGAGCACCAGAAAGACGTATCTTTTATATTGATACCGGAAATCTCCCCCAAACTAAGGTGGAGATGTTTATGGAGCGTATTAAGGCGAAATTCAAGAAAGAAAAGTTCTTTAATAACGAGAGCGGCAACGCCGACGAAAGATTTAACCCACTATCAGCCGAAGAAGATTTCTTCGTTCCAATGAAGAATGGGCAAGGTACTAAAATTGAAACTCTTCCGGGTGCACAGAACCTAGGTGAGATTGATGATGTTCGCTACTTCCGTGACAAGGTATTAGCTTCTATGAAGATTCCTAAGGATTTCATTGTAGAAAAGGACAAATCACCAGAACGTAAAGCTAACCTATCTCAACTTGACGCTAAATTTGCAAAAGCCGTCATGCGCGTACAACGCGATGCGGAAGTGTGTTTAGAAACACTTATCAAGCGTCACTTAGAGTTGCGTAAGTTCCCTAAGTCTATGATTAATCCAATTAAGATTAAGTTGGCACCCCCATCCGACCTAAGCGAGAAACGAAAGTTAGAGTTGGCAGAACAGAAAACTCGAGTAGTACAAGCTGTAAAAGGTTTAATGTTATTCTCTGATGAGTATCTTTATAAGAACTTCTATAAGATGAATGATATGG